ATTCATTGCATCGTCCATTACATTTGAAAGCGTTTTTATTCCGACTTCAAGTTTACCGATATCAGCTCCGGATTGTGAAGCGGCATATTTCCATCGTTGGAGTTCTTCACGATTTATGCCGGTGCGCTCTGAAAGTTTGTCGATTTCATCAGCATATTCTGCGGTCTGGTTTGTAAGTGCCAGGAGGCCGCCTACGGCCGCCGACGCCCCGCCAACGATTGCCGCACCCCACTTCGCAGCAGTTTTGATGCCGTTACCGAGTTTGGACGTGAAGCTCTCGGCCTTTTCTTCAGTCTTTGATATTGATTTTTCAGCTTCGGCGGTATCCACAAAAATGGAACCAAATAGCTTGAATATCTCCAATTGCCTCACCTGCCTTCGTACGCCGCCACAACTTTCATCATTTCGGTCATGATTTCATCATCAGATTTTTGAGTATACTGGTATTGCCGCTTGAACAGGTTCCGTTTGAACTCGTCAAACTTGACTGGTTTGAGCCATTCAAGGGCCATGAATGGATACATATTAGTCCAAAGTTCCCATGCTGCCTGTTCCTTTTCTTGCTCAATGGCATATACCAAAAAATCCACAGCCACGGACAGCGGAAGGTCCTCAATAAGCTGTGGATTGTAGGTTTTTGAGAGCAGTTCTGCTATTCGCGGTCCTTTGACTTGACCGCAGATTTGAAAAAACTCGCCACTCCGGAATCGGAAACCAGTTCCTTCACGAACTGCGCCAGGTCAACCTTTTCGGCCTCCTGTGGCGTTATCCCCTTTACCTCTGCCACAAAAGCATAGATTTCCTGTTCTGCTTTGTGCGCCTTCGCAACAATCTGCATCAAAAGATCGGAGCCAATCTTCTCTGCGTCTGCTTTCGGATCGGCGATTTTGAGATCCAGCTTATCAATTATGGCTGACAGTTTCAGCCCTTGTTTCAGCGTTAACATATTATCCCTCCTTAAAGAATTGGGGGGGGGGCAGGTTTCCCTGCCTTATTCATCGATGCCCTCAACATCCTTGACCTCGAACAGTTTTGTGGTATCGTCTACGGCATCCCAATGAGCGTAAACATTCAGGGCGATTGTGCCCTCTGCCTTCGGTGCGGCCGCAAATGTCAGGCCGTTTTCGGACATGGCGTTGTAAAGGGTGATTTTCTTGTATTCACCTTTCACGGTCTTGGCAAACATGGTTATGTTCTTCAGGTAGGCTTCATCCGGGATTATGCCGAGGCAGTCCTTGTCCACGGTTAGCGTCTTGGTTGCTTGGTCGTACTCGGCGTAGGGTAAAGCCAGCTTCAGGCTTTCCAGGGATGCATTGAGGCTTGTTACGTTCAACTGTGCCGTTATGTCATCCACAACCTGCATGCCTTTTGTCTTGCCTTTGCTGCCGTCATATTCGATGTCGCGGATTGTGGCCGTTGCGACAAATTCACCGCCGCCGCGGGTAGGGCCAAACAACTTCTGGTCGGTCTCTCCGTAATTCACATAGACTATGCCATAGTCGATTTGGATATTTTCTATATCCTGCTTTGTAAGCGCCATGCTATCAACTCCTTTCATATAGTCTTGCTTGGTAAATGTATTTTCTGCGGATAATCTTTGGATTGTCATCGGGCAATACAAGCTTACTATCCAAGTAGAATGAAATCACGATATTATCCGTTACAATTGATAGTTTGTTCAGTTTTGAGTTTATAGCTGCCATAAAGGTTTCAAGAGGTGCGGAGTCACCATCTGCAGGAGCATCCCAGCCATCGATATCTAAAGTAACCAGTTCAAACCCCTCTCCATCATCGCTTATAGTTGGAATGTCATATATGAGATAAGGTAGTTCTGCGCCTTTAGGAGCCTTATGGAAATACAACTTTGCCCCTTGCAGGATAGTATCATGCTCCAAAATCAGATCACTATCCAATACTTCTTCAAGCACAGGCTTCAAGTTGGAATGTATTATTTTTCGTAGTTCTTTCAAGGTTCTTCGTCCCCCTCCGGTATGTACTCTTCCTCATTAATTAAACCTATGGCTTTGTTCTCGTCCTCGATTGCGGACAGATATTGTCCTTCTATTTTTCGTATCTCGTCAATGTTGTCCATCACTGTGCCCCGGAGTATGTGTCTGGCCGGCTGGTTGCGATCGCCAAGTTCCTGATGCACGCCGTACCAGGTATCGTGCTTGAATCCGATTTGCAGATCAGTCTCTCTTTTACGCACCCAGTATTGTGTTGACTTGTATAACCGCTTACTTCGCTTCATGCCGGGTAGCTTCTTTAGCTTCTGTATCATGCGCTTTCGGACGAGTTTTGCGACATCACGGAGAGCAGCCCGGGATAGTTCTGAGATTGTATATTGAACACGGTCCACGTTGGAGATATACTCAACACCATCTTTTTTGATTTTGACAACGCTCTTAGGTAACGGCATTGTTGACCATCCCCTGACAGATGAGTTCTGTCAACTCACCGTCTGTATCGTATGTGCGAATGATAGTGTATGTTTTGTCGCCGTGCTTTAGCTTCGGCTCCTGATTGTAGTCAATAGACCGGACAACAAACATTAGTTCCGGTCTTAATCCGGTTGCCGCCGCCTGGTAAAATTCAGACTGACGGATTGACTGTTTGTCAGCGAACACTTCACGCTCAACCGGTGTTTCGATAATATCGCCCATATCATTTTCAGTGACAGTAATGCTGATAAGCTTCACAACATCTCTAAACAGCATCTTCCGTCACCTCCGCATATTCCTGCGACAACGCCAGGTGGCATTTAAGCATATCATAAGACTGCTGCAGCTTTTCCGCGTCCGGATTATTCCAGCCAAAATTAGCCTTTACATAGACTGTTATAGCACGTTTAATCAGTGGATCAGTTTCATCCACATTCAATATGCCTGAAAGTTCAAGATCTTTTTTGGCAGCTGAAATAAGATCAGATATTTCCGAATCAAATGCTGTATTGCTTATACGTAATGCTGTTTTTATATCATCAATTAGTGCCATTGTTTATCACCCTTTTAATTAAAGGGAGAGATTAGACTCCCCCTTATTCTGATGCTTCACTCATCTTGATGAATGCATCTGGTAGAGCAATATCACAGTCGAATATTGCAGTGCCCCTGAAATCAATAGAATTGCTCAGGAAACCAGATTGTGTGCTGGATTCAACAAGCACATCCTGTGCAAGGTTACCGACAACCTTTTTGTAGTTTCCAAAGTACATTACGCCGTCAGCAACTTTGTCGGATAACAACACAGGGAAGCCCATAATTCTGAACTGAATTCCGTTTGCCATGTCTTTTACAAGTATAGGTTGCTTGCTGTCATCTTTAATTTTCGCTAACTTCCCATATAGGAATTTGCTGTTGCACAGGAATTTTGCTCCTGCATGGTATCTCTGTGGCAGCAGTGCAATCATATCCATTAAGTTGTCATAAGATGGATTGCCAGTATACTCTACAGCATTGTCACCATCAACCCAAGCATTAGCATATTCTATTCCTTTGGGTTGCCCACTTCCAGTTCCGTTGATAATACTATTTTCAATAGCTACAGCAATATCTTCAGCAAGCATATCAGTTAGCCATCCTTCAAATGCGTTGATAGACATGGTCTGAACTGTCTTGCTAATTCTGATAACCTTAATGTACTCATAACCAGCAAGCTCTACATATGCTAACTTGTCGCCTGCTGGAGTTACTGTTGCATTTTCGGTATGCTGAGTTGCTTCGTCTCTAACATTCTGAACCGCAAATTTTACATTTCCGGCTACTCTTAGAAGGGTAATCTCATTCAGCATTGGTGCAATTTTTGTCATTTTGTCAAACAAAGTGTTTGCTGTCTGTGTAGGAATTACTGCACCCGCACTGTCAGAAGCACTTGAATAAGCTCTTTCCTCGACCTCGGTTAATTTCTTTCCAAGAAGTCTTTTCAAAAATGCATTTCTATACTCCTTGGAATCAAGTACTTCCTCCCGGCTCATATTTTCAAATTTTCTTTCTTCTTTAGGCTTTGGAATAAAATTGTCAATAACTGTTCCTTCACCAGAAGCAATATCATTTATAATTTTCTTCCTCTTTTCAGCCTGCTTTAATAACTCTTTCCTCTCCTCGGTTAACTCTTTAACTTCTTTCTCCAGAGCATCAATATCAGCTCCATCCTTTTCAAGCTCTACCTTTATTGCTGCCAATCTGGCTTCAATTTCTTGTAATCTATTCATTTTCATACCTCCATATCAATTAATAATTTTAGTATCCTTTTTCTCCGCTCTAACGCCTCCCGTCTCTCGGTTTCAATCACTCCGTCGATCCAAGAACGAGCGGATATTTCAGTGTCGTTGTTAGCTGGAATACTAACAGCCGACACATCATAAACCTTTTTGATTTTTGTGATTGTCCTGGTCCTGGTTTCCCGATTGTACTTGTCCTCCGCAACCGTAAACGCCCAGGACATTTTAGTTATCAGTCCATTGCGTATTTCTTCATAAAGCTCTTTCGCCGCTTGTGATTTAGACAAATCTGCATAAATAAAGAGCCCTTCATCCGTAGGCTCTAATCCAAGTGTCTTATTTGACAGTCTCGCCAACACTTTACCTTGATGGTCATACTGCATAATGACATCTGACAGGTCCGCCTCATCGAGCGCATGCCTGTCAATTTCCTCATAATACTTCACGCCATCCCATTCATACAGCACATAAGGCTTATTAAAAATGGTTGCATAGCCCTCGACATAATAATCACTGTCAATTCTCTTCTCTGCTTCCGGTAGTCGAAACGGTTGTATTATCGCTCTGTATTCCCTGTCCTTCACCTTGAGTGGCATCATCTTCACCTCCCGTTAATCCCTGCGCTTCAGCAAGGTTTGTGACTTCCGCATATTCTTTGCGTATGTAGTATTTATCGCCGTCCTCAATTGGTGCCATATTAAAGATTTCGCGGCCTTCATTTCTTGTTAACATGCCGCGGTCAAAAAGCTGAACTACTATATCCAGTTTGCTTTTGTTGCTGGCATACTGCAG